TCTTCTGCTGCTTGTTTAATTGCTGCATCATTAGAAGCAATTAACCTGTTAAGTTCTGCCTCTCTAAAACCTATTTCAAGTTTTCTATTTGAAGCATCTGTAAATAGAGGAGAAAGAACCCCGCTTCTGAGTGCTTTTTGATTTTCTTCATTAATGTTAGCTTGTAGTTCTTTCTGTTTCAGAATAAGCTCTGTGTTGTAGTTTTCAATTTTACGACGAGTGTCAGCTTGCTTTGCTCTAGCTTCATCTAGTTTTGCTAAGGCTTGTCCTACCTTTAGCTGATTTTGTAAGTCTGATTTTGCAATATTAAGAGCAATAGTTTCATTTTGTCTCTCTAAAGCTGTAGCTTGTTTTTCATATTCTTCACTTAATTTTCTAGCTGCAATAACTGCTTCAGCAAACTTGCCAACTTGAATAGTTCTAGCAGTATTTATCGCTTTTTCAGTTTGAAGCATTTCGGCCCGTTTGTCTGCTTGCTCGTCAGTTAATTTTCCTGACTCGAACAGTTGATTAAGCCTAGCAAGCTCTGTTTGAAACTCGGCATTGCCTAACTTAACTGTGTCATTAAGTAATTTATTATTATTTGCTTGAATTGTTTGGCTTTTTTCTGCAATGACTCCATTTTCATTTATAATACCATTTAACTTAGCGGCTGAACTAATTTGTGCGCTATAAGTTTTTCTCAAAGCTTCATTTGCTCTTAAGATTCTTGATTGTGCTTCGCCTTGCTCTTGAATTTGACCAAGTTGATCCTGTAACGTTTGGAGTTGGCGTTGAAGATTCGCAAGACGTGCATCTTCTGCTTCACCTAAAGAACCAAAATCACCTATCTGATTAGTCAGTTCCGCAATTTGTTTACGAACTACAGCTTGTTGGGATAATAAATTAGTTATGCTAGACGCAATTCTTTCTTCATCTAAAGCTCCAGTTCTTAGTTGCTCTTGGGCAACCAAAGCATTACTTGCAAGAGCTGCAGCCTTAAAACTAGCGGCATTTAGTTTTTCTGCAATTATTCTTCTTTCCCCCTCCAACTTAACAAGCTCTTCTGTTTTGAGAATTTGTACGTCTATAACACCTAGCGTGCCTCGTAAAACTCCATCAATCTCTGTTACATTAGTAAGCTGGTCGGCTAATAAGGTCGCACTAATTCCTGTTTCAACATTAATTTCCCCAACAAGTTGATACTGACTTCTACCTCTTTTGAGAATTTCATCGTAAGATTTAATAATTGTTGTTAGCAGCTTTCTTTCTTCAAGAGTTTGCGCATTGGCTAGCTTTTTTGCTTGTTCTTGTTGTTGTATTCTAAGAGAGTCTGCAAACTCTGCGTCAGCCACAGCACTAAGTCCTGGTCTGTTGTTTAACTCTGATTCTAGTTGTTGAATTCTCGCTTCCTTCTGTGCCCGTAGTATTGACTCGGGATTTCTTTCTAGCATCGTTCTGTTAAATTCAAGTTCGTTCTCTCTTAACCTTATTCTTATATTTTCTTTTTTAACCGCAGCTTGGGCGGCTTCTGCTGCTGCTTTTAAATCTTTTCTTATTTGGCTAACAAGGTCTTCTCTTGTGGTTACTACCTCATAGGTAAAACCTAAAATGCTCTCTGTTCTGGTAAATTCTTTAATCTGATTTGAAAGCCCTGTTGCCGCAGCTGTTGCGTTAAAACTAGAAGCAGCAACTCCTTCAATGCCTGCTGAAGCTTTCTTAGAAGCCTCATCAAGACCTAGGAAAGCTTTCCCAATCTTGGTAACTATGTCTAAGATTCCATCAAACTTGTTTTCAAGACCAAATATTTTTAAGAAAGCAGTTCCAACTAAAGAAAGTACAGATGATAATAATATAAAGATATTAAGTAGTTTAAAAGCTCCAGTGATTAATTTACCTGTAAACGCAACAGCTTTTCCAAAAATAGCAATGGCTCCTGCTGCTGCTCTAGCCGATACAGTTTGGCCTTTCAACGCAGTGCTATTAGCATTAATTAGAGCAGTATTTTGTGCAATAGAAGCATTTACTGCATCAATTTGTTTCTTTAAGGCGGTATCAGAAAATCCTTTTTTCTGATTAGCGGCTTGCTGGGCTTTTAGAGAAGCAAGTTTTGCTCGGTCTGTTGCCAAAGATTTTTTGACAATGTTATCTAACTCTCTAACTTGAGTAACACTAATTTCTCCTGATCGAGCAAGCTTAATTAACTCAGAGCGACGTTCTTTAAGAGGGCCAATTCCTTGTCCCAAACTTAAACTAAACTTAGTAGAAGCAGTTGTAAGACCTTTTAGTCCTTCTTCCACAGCTTTTTGGTTTGTTCCAAGACCTGTTGACAGCGTCGTCGCATAAGTTGATAATTTTTCAGTTGCAGCGCCAACTGCTGCCACAGACACTTTTTGTAATTGAGAGAAAACTAAAGTACTTAAGATTCCAAACGCACCAACAGCTGCAGACAAGTTACCAGAAATAAAGTCAGCTAAAGGAGCTAATCCTTCTGCAATTACAGAACCTATTTTCATAGCTAAATCTGAAATAGTTGCAGCTAATTTACTAAAAGATTGGGCAGCAGTAGCACTTGAAGTATCCACCGCTCCAAATTTGCGCTGACCTTCTTCAATAACAGCATTGACAAATGCTTGGCGTTTTTCAAAGTTAGTTAAGTTAGTTGCCGACTTGTTTAATTGAGCAGCATACTTTTCTGCTGCGGGCTCAATACGAGTAAAGATACCAAGTTCGTCTAAGAGTTCTGGTTCTAGTTTAGCGGAACCACGAACAACACGTGTGAAAGCATCTTCTAAGTTTCTTCCAAGAGCCCTAGAAGCTTTAGTAGCAACATCTGTTAGTTCATTTAATTGGTCTGTATTGAACCCTGCACTCAAAGCAAGGTTAGCGGCAGAAGCAGATTCTGCAATAGAAAGTTGCCCGCGAGTAATTCTTTGAATGTCAGAAATAACACTATCGGCAGAAGAGCCAAACTGTGATGAGAAGGTATTAGTGCCTTGGATAATTTGTTCAAACTGTGCAGCTTTTTGTAAAGCATTAAAGGCAGCAGTAACCGCAAAGACAGTAGCTGCCGCACCCGCGTAGGCACTAACAAGACCGCCCAAGCCGGATGCTTGAGCAGCGAACTGTCTACCAGAAGATGCGGAGGCTTGTCCCAAACGAGTTTGAGCACGCCCAACATTATCCGTATCTTTAGCTGTTTTTTGAGCCCCTGTAGTAGTAAAACGAGTCTCAACTATGTTCTGGATTTTTGCCATTAATGTTTCCTTGTTTGTTGAAGTTTACGCTGGTTTTCATAATGTTTACCAGCCTCTACAATAATAAATTGTAACAAATCAAAAGCTTCTCGATTACCTTCGATTCCATATAACATCATTATATCCCCAAGACCAGAAAAATCTTTTCCTAACCAAACTCCGTTCATACCTTCTATTCTATCAGGTAAAACTTGGAACAACATTACGGCTATCTGAGCTTCATAAGAAAGGTCACCTAACTCCATTGGTATTTCATCTGGGTTAGGTTCCCACCCCATTTGCTCACACATTAGCAAATACTGCTCTTGGGTCATTCCTCCGGCTTGGAATTGGTGCTTGAGGAACCTTTCAAGTTTTTTAAGTCAGTCTCCTTCTTCGTAATAGAAAACTGTTCAAACTCATTCATAGTATCTGTAATAAACTGATCAAAAACTGTTGAATTGCGAACTAAATCAATAGCTTCTTCAAGAGAATAATCAATATTATCTTCTCCATCCATTGAACTAATGTCTACAGGAAGAAGATGTGGTAGATGCTTTACTTTTAAGCCTCTCCAATCTCTGATTGCACGTTCTGTATAAGCTGCTAAGAACTTATCATTATCAATCTCTTCTTCACGCTGACGAGTACGCTTATTAAATTTGAAACTCAAACTCGCATTACGAATCTTCAACAAATCTTCTCTAGTTAGATAAACAAGGCTAATAACAAAGCCTTCAATATCTGGAAATTCTACATCGACAACTGTTTCAGTTGCCATTAGGGATGAAATTTTACTCATTTTCCCCTCTCCTCTCTAATAAAAAGGGTGTCCATCGATTTTCAACTCATGAACAGCCGAGGGGATAAAGCTGTACACTTGTTAACACGATGAACACCCACATGAAACTTGATTTTTCCCCTCATTAAAAATCTAAGTTACGCTGCTTGAACAACGAAGGTGACGTTTGCGCCTTGACCCTTCTGAGCAGTTGTTTCCTGTGCAAGGAACTCAGCGGAGATTCCGACAACGTCATCAATTGTATGAGTTGGGAAGCTGAACTGAACTGCCTGCATATCGATTGCAAAGAAAGGAGCAGTTGCGCCACCAATCTTGAGGTTGGCCTGTGTTCCTTGAGCAATAGATGTTGCACTATTAGAAGTGATATTTCTTAGGAAGGCTGCAGAGTTATCACTGGTTGTTGTTCCGCTACGTAGATAAGCACTGATTGACCCTGAAATTGTTTGCACACCTGTAAACTGAGCGATTGGCTGGTTAAGGTTAGCAAGTTCTTCTGGTGTTAAGTATGTAATGTTGTTATTAACATCAAAAGTAAGTCCTGTAACAGGGAATGTATGTTCTGCTACATCACCACTGGATGTATCAGTAATTTCGATTGTTGATAAACGGTTCTGAATGAACTCAGCTGTTGTAAGAGAACCAGCAACGTTGTAAGAGTTCCAAGGCTGATAAGCAGCAACCTTAGTTAGCTCTAGAGCGTTGGAGTTAGCTGCGACTTCAGCTCCATCATTAAGAACTCCACCAAATACAGAAACTGCAACGTCACGAGGACTGCCTGTTAGCTCAACAAGGTTGGTCGCAAAACCTGTCCAAGTTGTAGTAGCAATTCCATCAATAGCAGCGTCAATAGAAGCCTGGTTAACTGTGGCGTTTGCTAGCTGATAAATAACGTTATCAACTTTCATATAGAGGTGAGCCTCTGTAGCAGTAGCAAAGTTAGCCTTTGATGGGAACACGTTAGCAGATTCGCCTCTTTCTCTATTCTCAAGCATAGCAACACCAGTGGCAGCAGTACCTTGCCATACACTTTGGCCAGTGGTTCCGCTTGCTGGAGAAGTATTACTCATAAGAGACTGCCATAAGAACCAGTCTGCAACTGGTTGAGCGTTTCCGTTTTGTGATAGGTTTGCGGATGTAGTGCCTAAAATACTTGTAGCGCGTGTGGGTTTTAAATAAGCCTGGAAGTTCCAGTCAACTGGGTTAATAGCTGTATTGAACCGCTGTTGTGAACGATCTGGGCTTAAACCACTTTCAAGAGATGTAATATCCTGAGTCGCGGCTGCTTGGCTAAAGGCATATCCTGCTAGCACTTCTACTTGCCATGTATTGGCTGGCACAAGTGCAGTAATTGCTGCTCCACCATTAATATCAACGGTAGAGTAGAAAACTTTTGTATTTCTTTGTAAGTTAAGCGATGCCATTCTTAAAGCTCCTTTAATTTTCTAATTCATACTCAACATTTACAAAGACTTCTCCGATACCATATGGTTCGATCAATCCTTCATCTGTTGATATATTTGAGATACTTAGTTGTAATAATCCTTTGTCCGACTGAGTAGTAATTCCATAAATAACATGCTCAACATCATCAATTAGGTTTTCAAGTCCGTCCTGTGCTTCTTCTTGCTTAATATAGCAACGTATTACAATAGTTAGAAGAGCTAATGTTAAACCTTGAGATTGATAGTCTCTATTTTCTACTCCCGCTGCTAAGTATATAGCAGGAAAATCATTAACCTCATCAATAAACTTTAGTTGTCTAAAAACATTATTAGCTAAATCAAAGTTGTAAGTGTAAGAAGCATCGAATGTAGAAGTCGATCCGTTAATTTTTTTCAATTCAGTGACAAGGAAGTTTACAATGTCTCTTCGACGACTATTTGCCATTCTTTTTTCCTTAGTCTATATAGAGTATAGCAAACCCATTCTGTGTCTGCAATGTATAAATTTTCAATAAGTAGTTTTAGTGTATTTATATCCCTTTTACAAGGTTAAACTGTCTTCCGACTCTTTGTTGTGTTATGTTTCTAATACTTTCTTCTACTGTTCTACTAGGATTTCTCGCGGTGTCCTCGTGAACTTGATAGATAGGATTATAAAAATATTGAATTAAGTCACCTCTAACTTGAGTATAAACACTATTAATAAATCGTCCTGTTCTATTTGTGAGAATATTTGGAGAAAGTGATGGTCCTCGCCTTGGGCCTTTTGGCATTCTTGCTCTTAAGGAACGCCTAACAGAATCAGTTAATTGAGTAGAAGAGATAGTATCTTGTATATTTTTAGTCCTACTTTCTCTAGTTGAAGAGGCACTTTTTACCCCTTTTGTAACTACTCCCATAGCTAATTTTGGAATCTCTGTTGAAACTACTAAAGCTGTCTCGGGCCTAGTTGGGTCCAACTCTCTGGCAAGTAATAATAACTCCTCAAAAAACTCAATAGATAATTTTTTGCTTCCTAAGTTTCTAAAAACATATTCAACAAACCTAGAGCTAACACGAGGACCTAGTCTGTCATATATCTTTTTAGTACCATCTAATGCACTATTTTCTATTGCTCTATCTGCCGCTGCAGATAGTTTAAACTGTATTCTCGCTCTATATTGTCCATTTTCATAACGAGCAGAGCTTTTATCAGGAGAAACAGAAATATACTTATCAAAGTTTGATTTAATAGAGATGTTAAGAGTTCTTGCAGCAGCAGGAAAAAAAGTTATTCTTGGTACTCTACCCTGCCCACCTACATGTTCTTTATCTAGATAATTAAACAAAACAAAATTAGAAATCTTTTCATTTATAATATTTAAGACTTCGTTTTTATAAGCTTCTGCGTCGGGATTACCGCTAAACATCCAATTTTTAACACCTTCTGCACTTAAAGCTGTAGCTGTTTTTCTGGGGTCAATACCTTCATCTAATTCTTGCTGTAACCCAGGAATAAAACTAGTATCAATATTAGTAGTTTGTTCTGTTAAGGTTGTAGCAGAAGGAGTCTTACCTATTGCAAAAGTTTTAAATTCTGTAGGAATTGTCTCTTCATCTGCTCTTGTCTTACCTATACCTCTTGTAAATCGGGATGCATCTGCCCCACCAAATAATTCAATAGCACTTTGAAAGCTAATTGTGGCATCGGGAGCAGATCCTGGCTTGGTATATTGTTGTAGTTGAGTAGAGCTTAAAGGTCGAAAGGGACCTTGAGTCTCGAAAAAGTCAGAGGCTTCTCTAACAAGAGTATTTCTAATTTTATCTCTTTCTGATCGACTACCTTTTTGAGCAACCGATCTCTGTAATCTTCTTACATGTTGCTCAATAGGTACTCGGTCAGAGTAAACTTGAATGTCAGTAACCAGCTGTTTTGATGCTCCTGCTAACCTAGGGGCTCTAGCCATTATTCAATTATCCTATATAAATCTAAAACTCGTTTAATGTGAGGAGGAAAGTTTGCTGCTAGGGCAGGTCTATCTACTGACTCTCCTGCAAGAGAAAACCCTGCACGATCTTGCTCTTCTTTGTGTAATAGTTTGATATAGTCTAAAGTTGCAAGAGATAAATCTTGAGGAACATTGCCTGATTCATATCCTGCTCTATAATTAACTCTGATAGCTCTTGGGAAGTTTTGGAATCGCTTAGGTCCAGTTAAGCTTAATCCTTGACTTCCACCACCAGAACCGACATTACGACTAATCTCTCCGCTATCTTTCTTGAATACAAAGTCTTCTTGAGTCGCGTGAGTATCAGTTATATCTACTGCAGCATTAGAGCCTTCAAAATGTAGTAATAGTACAGTCTCATCATCAGTTAAATGCTGATATTCTGGAGCAGTAAAAGCTGCTGTATAGTATCCTGATTTTGAAATTCTTAATTCATCTAAATGTCCAGTAAAGTAGCTACTTCCTGCACCAGAACGAGCAATATTTACGTCACCTGCAAAGTTAGGGACATCAACTGTTCTTGCAACAGTAGTGGTGCTGCCAATCTGAGTTCCATCTCTAAATAACTTTAAATCAGTTCCGTTTCTAGAAACTGCTAAATGATGAAACACATTAGCACTATATCCAGCAGTGCTACTATGAGTTACATTAATAGTCTCAGTTCCACCCTCTAAAACTCTAAACTGGAGTCCTTCACTAGCATCATATTTTAAATGCCATAAATTACTTGCGTCCACATATTGTTCTGCTAATACTTGGGTAGTGCTGAAGGAAGCAAATCTAGCTTGTACATCAATAGTAAAACCATCAGTATCAAACCAGAAATCATCGCCTCCTCCAGCATTTAAATAGTCAGAATTAGTAGCCCCATTAAAATAGCCAGAGGAACGTCCAAATTTCTTAACTCTAGTAGTAATGTGAGTGTTTCCTTCTACACTAATATTATGGTTGTCTCTATCAAGACTTACCAACCCTCCATCAGAAGAAGGAGAGTTTAAACTTTGATAAGAAGTACCGTCAAACTCATAAACAGAGTAAACATTAGCTAAAGGAAGACGAGAGACAAAGATAGAACTTACTCCCCCATCAAAAGATTCACTATAATTGTTAGCTAGAACTTCGAACCCAATATAGTGTTCAACTATACCACAAGCATAGTTGATCAAATTAGATAATCTACCATCATGAGTAGTACTATTAATACTTAAATAGTCTTTTACTACAGGTAGAGTTACATATGGGTATTTTCCTGCATTGCTATCATCTATTGCCACTAAAATATTCTCCTATTATTTCTTTGTGGTTGTTGTAACTTTAGGAGCAGAAGCTCTAGCTACTTTAGGCTCCTCCTTAACAACAGGTTTTGGTGCAACTGGTGCGGGAGCTGCTTTAGCAGCTGGAGCAGGGTTTAGTTTTGCATTAACATCTGCAATTAGTGCTGGAACTAACCCAGGACCATACCCATGAGTAAGAGCCCAGTTTTCAATTTCCTCGTCTGTTTTTAAACCTTCTGCGATAACTTTATCAACATCTGTAATGTCATCCATTATTTGACCCATATTCTTTATCTCCTTAGTAATAAGGGGAGGCAGATATTGCACCTACCTCCCCCGTGGTTTTCAACGATGTGAAAGCTAGTAAGATTAGCCAGCTTGGATTAGTGATGCATAAGCAAAGTTTGTTGCATCAAGGGCTGCGTTGCTGTTTGAGCTGAGTGCCTTGAAGTCAAAGCGTGTGCTCATATACATTGCAGTAACCTGCTGACGTGGTTCGTACTCACTCTCGATCTCCATGCCACGACGCTCGGCAATCATGAAGCCTGGCTTGTAAACAAGTACACCTAGCTCATTGCCTGAAGAACCGACGTTGTCCATGAACTCAGAGATAACAATTGGAATACCATAAATGGCACCAACTGCACCTGTGAGATATGTTGCATTTGGACCGAACTTATCGACTGTGCGGAAGTCTGAGAAGCTAACTAGCTCGTTGTAGCCCTCAACAGAGGTTACATAAACTAGATGGTCGCCTAGCTGTAGACCATACTTACCCATCTTTGCACGGGCGGAAGCGATATCAGAAGCATCAGCCTTGTCGTTTGCACCGCCTGTATCGGTGGTTAGACCAGCGATATCGTCGGCTAGGGTTACAAGACCCTTGAAGACTGCAGCATAACCAGCACCTGCTGTGATAGCATTGGTTGGGGAAGCTGTGAATCCTGATAGGGCTCCGTTACCACGTAGAATAGCCTTGTCGATGGCGCGGGCCATACGACGAGTAGCTGAACGACGTAGGAAGTCCATTAGTGGTAGAACTGTATCCTCTTCCTCATCCTTGGCTAGGTGTGTAGTAGCCATGAACTTGTGAGGTGTGAAGGTTACAGCGCCGATTGTGTTCTGGTTTGAAGTTGGAACGTTTGTGCCATCGGCAATGCCGGTAGCGAAAGTTCCGCTTGCAAACTGTGCAACGTCACCATCGGTGTCTTCTGTTGCGACTGGTACACGGAAGTTACGTGCATCAACCTGGATTCTATCGAACATTGGTGCAACAACTAGTTGCTGCTCCATCTCTTCGTATACGTTTGTTGAGAAGTTAGAAAGGAACTGGTCAACAGTTGTGACTGCCTTAATTCTCTCACCCATCTTTGTGTCGAATGGGTCGCGACGGTTTAGTGCCTTAGCTAGCATTAGAGCGTTTGTCATCTCCTTAGCGTTAAACTGTGGCTCAGAAGCGCGGCGTGCGTTCTCCTGATAAACCATCTTGGACTGAGTAAGGGCAGAAACCTGCTCTTTATACTTCTTGATCTCAGCCTGTAGCTCTTCGAGCTTTTCGGACTCAACAGGAGTATAATCCTTCTTGTCCTTTGCGTCGCCCTCTGCAATAATTGCCTCACCAGTCTTTTCGATTAGTTCGGCAACGCGTGGCTCTTCAACCTTAACGGTTTCAACTGCCTTTTCCTCAACTTGGGTATCGGAAGAAGCATCGGTTTTAATTACCATTGGTTCACCAACATCTTGTGTCGCCATTGTGTCATTCTCCTTTGAATTAATTGTATTTTTGTGACCGTGAAGCTTAAGGGCTAAATCAACATTGTTGTCCTCAACTTCACCTGATGTAATCGCTTTCAATTTACGAATTTGATTAATCATATGTTTTGCAACTTGGTAGTTTGTATCGGTCCATTCTGAGAATGGAGCAATCTTTAAGTTAATTGTTTTGTTTAGTTTTTCCTGTTGTTCTTCAGTGAGGCTTCCTGATTTAAGCTCAAATAAGTCTTGCTCACTTACGTTAACAAGATCATTGAAATCAGATTTTACAACCTCTCTATCAGCATCTGTTAAAGGATCTGAAGAAATCTCTGTAAGAACAATGTCGTACTTTGTTTCTAAGTCCCAAGAATTAACAACAGATAGATTTTTTGCATCTACGTTAATGTTATTATCTCTTGATTCTCCGTTTAAGTCAACTTCTAAAAGTTGAAAAAATGGGCTTTGGGCAGTTGCTAGTTTTGAGACTTTCCATCTCTTACTGGCATACTTTACAAAATCGCCATTCTGAATTCTTGATGTTTCTGCACTAAGAAGATTCACAAAAGGAATGGGCGCATAAGGATCAACTGAGATATCCTCATCCTCTTCCTCTTTCTCCGTATGATCAGACTCAATTACTTCAGAAGTTTTTTCTTCTACAGCTTCGACTTCGGTTGTTTTTGTTTCCTCAACAACCTCTTCCTCTACTGCCTTAACTTCTTCAACAACTGGGTTCTCAGAAACATCAGATGTATCTAGGGTTTCATCTTCCATTACATCTTCTCCTTTTCTGGTTTCTGACTCGGCTAAAAGATTCATAGACCCATTCCCTACCATGACTTCTGACGGGGACATTGGCCTTTCCTCTACTGTATCCTGTGTATCATTTAGCTCACTTGGTTTTACTAAGAAAACCATTTCATGTGAGTGAGGCACAGGAGTATCTGCCTCTAGTAATTTATAATTTCGAACCTCATGAAAGTGTGCCTTACCGTGAGAGCAATAAGTGGTAACACCGTTACCCACCTCATCAATCTCAACAGTATGGTAATGTTGTCCTGCATAAGCAGTAACACCTACACTAACATCGTGGTTGCTTTTTTGTTCTTTAGCCATTAGGCTCTTTTTAAAGTCTTCGTATTCGTTATCAGAATTAAAATTCTTTCTGATACTAAACAAGCTCTCTTGGTTACAAGGAACACTGACTACACTAATTTCGAGTAGTTCTACGTCCGTAATTAGCATTGTATCATCATTAGAGTTATATTTACCATCTTTAACTCTAAATCCTACACTAAAGCTTTTTAGTGCTCCGTCGCCGATAAGGGTTTGAACCCCATGTAGCTTTTCGGCTGCTTCACTAACAGCAGCTTCTACATAAATACCTTTTTTATCAACAGTAACCTTATCTACACGACCAATAGGCTTACCATGATCATGTTGATAAAGAAGAACTGGATTTTTTCTATAGTTTTCTACCCCCTTGGCCCAAGCAGTGGCAGAAATAACATCACCTGAACGATCTTTATCGACAGTATTTGCATATCCTGCAATCTTAAGAGATTTTTTATCTCTCTTGACACCTTTTGTTTCAAGGGAACTATTTAAATAAAATGTTTTATTCATTGTGAAGTTTCCTCTGTGCTAGCGTTCCCACTAGTATCTTCTTGAGAATTAGGTCTTCCTCCTTGAGTAGCATCTGTAGCGCTACCTGTAATATTTTGAGGAATTCTGATATTATCAGAGTCTCCGTCTTGAAGTGTGGGGAACCTAAGTCCTTCGCGAGCTTCGTTTGGAGTAATTATACCTGTGTTAACTAATGTTGAATAGTACACAGCTTGTGTTCTATTATCAGGTTGTAATGCTAGTATAGCAGTTTTATCTGGCCTTATGCTAACATTATTATTGAAGAAATGAGCAAAAGCACTACAAAATTGCTCCAGAATAGGAAGAACCGTATGGTCATAGAATAAAACCTGGTTTGCAGAAATGTTAGCATTGTTTCCAGATTTTAATAGGACATAAGGAACACCTAAAGCTTTTGCCATATCTTGTTGAATACGTTCAATGGAATTTTCAAAATCTAATTCATTAAAGTTAACTTGAGAAAATTTATCAATCTTTAGTCCACCATCTAAGATTGCGGGAGAACGAGCACCGTTGAATAAACTTGTATAACTTTGTCTCCAAGCTTCTAAAATTCTATATTTAATCTTTTGGCTAAGAACATTATCAGTAGTTAATACGAAACCTGGAACAGCGTTATTTTTAAAGAACTGCCTTTGGAAATTAATCATATAGTAATATAACTCAAATAATCTTTCTAGAGGACGTAGTCTACTATACCCTCTGAAAATGCTATCCTCATTTTCACTCTTAATGTGGATAATTTCGTCAGGGAGGAATTGAATTGCTTCAGCTTTTCTTGCCTTGCCATACCCAAACAAATCAGACTCACTCTGATTTCTTAATAAGTAATTGTAGTGAGAAACAAAAGCTCTTTCGTCGGGAACAATTTCCATATCATTAGCCGGAATTACGTATAAAGCGCCGCCTTCTGTTTCTTTATCATAATAAAAGAAAGCGTTGCCGTCTAAGAAAAAATCTAGAAAGGCTCTTCTAAATAATCTAACTCTATCTTCAAAAGGATTAGGCTTAGAATTTAGAAGTTTATTTACTTTTTTGGAAGGTGAGCCTCCTTCAATACGTAAAGGAACCTCGATTAGCGCATTAATAATAATGTCCACAGATCTATGAACAACCTCGATTTCTCTATAGGCTTGTTCGAAATCAACAATATTTTCTGGGCTTGAAAAAGGTTCCTGTGCAGCGATCGAAGGCTGTACAGGGTTAAGTTTTTCAGAAATCCACTGTCTCCAGGCGGGAACCTCGCTTGCCATTTTCTAATATTTCTCCTTTTGTATCTGGACCCAGTTTTTTACTTTTGGAACTAATGAGTTAGAATATCTTTGTCCGAATATATTATGTAATCTTTGATGGTGTGTCTTACACAAAGTTAAAGCATTTTCGTTTGAAAGTTCCCACAAATAGTCCTCTTCAAACTTTTCTCTATACTTAACTATCTCATCTACAGAAGTTATTTCCTCTATGTTATTAGACTCGCACCAAGCATTAAATAAGTCAGATACACTATATAAATGATGAAATTCAAGACTTTTTGTACCATTACAGATGTAACAAAAATCTTGTTTTTCATAGTTTTTCTTCAAATAATCTCTAATATATTTTACCGGAAACCTTTTTAGCATACCAGACAAATTTTGAATATTTTATAAAACATAAGTATTTTTAAAATCTTCTACTACTTTCCACCTTAGAGATTTATGTTCTTTATCATTGCTTAACGCTACATCTTTTTCAGGTAATAAAGTAACCTCTGTAGCTATTGTTTTATGTCTCTTCTTATAAAAATGAGACATTGACAAAGAAACTAAAATGTCATCACCTCTTTTTATATGTCCCCAAGGTTTAATATACTCATTAAAAATGTTTTTGAGACTTTGATTGTCCACGATTAAACAAGAACCTACTGCTAAGTCAATTTCTTTTTCTACACACCAAACATCCGTTAAGTCATCATAGGAAGAAGCAGACTTTAAATTGTTTTTTCCATAAATACTAATTAAAGAATCTGAACTTTTAATAATTTCTTTTCTTAAAGTTAATAAACAGTGTTTTGTAGGTAAAATATCATCATCTAGAATGATAGAATATTTAAAATTAGAATTAGCTGCCCAATACCACCTCTCTATACACCATTTATTTTCCTTATTATTATGAACTAAAATTTTTGGTATAGATAGGGATACTGTAGGATTGTTGTTTACCACTAATATCGGCATAAATCCTTGAAAAGTATACACTATTCTTAAAACATTGTCTAATCTTTTATAATTTAAAATAATAAGCTGAGTATCTCGTAAAATCATGCTACTGCAAATATACCAACTGATCGTTTTTGGTGTGTATAAATAGCATATCTAACCGCATCACTAGCATGAGAAGCCCAATCATGAACAGGTTTTGGATTTTCTGTCTTTGGATTCCATTTGTAACTACTTAAAGATGAATAGGTATGTCCACATTTATTCACATCTACAAGTAAATTATCATTTTCAATTAAAACTTGTACAGCAGCTATACCGTCATTCACACTTTTAATTGCGTTTTCACAATAAATATCATAGTCATAGGCTAAATCGGCTTTTAATTGTTGCGCAGCACTATCAATGTAGATAGTATCAATTCCCCACTCATCTATTTTTTCTTGTATTTCTTCTGCTAAAGTACTTGTTGTAGTTTCATTTGAAACATATTCGTCTACAAGAAAAAATTCGTCACCATCCGTTGCTATAACAACAAAAACATTTTCATCTCTGTATCCAACATCGAGTCCCGCAATAAAATCAAAACGACGATCTCTAGCCTGTACATGACTTAAGTCAATTAAATGTTTTTCTTCATTTAATTCATATACTTGAAGTTCAGTTGTTGTCCACTCACACTCGTACTCTTGTGCAAAAAGTTTTCTTGTTGATGATCGACGAGCTTCATCAATATCTTTTTCTTTTAAAAAAGGATTAGCTCTCCAAGTATATAAGCCACTTCCCCAATCAGGATATTCAGTATCTTCTCCTCTTAAAAAGTAATTATATAAATAGTTACCTTTTCCTCTAGGAGTTGAGATAAATAAAGCTCTAGAATTTTCATAAGTAGACAAAGCAGGTCGCAAGTCTCTTGTAAAGTATTCATCATCGTCAATAATAGCCGCCTCGTCCACAATTAATAAGTTTGCTGCTCTACCAACTAAACTATCCCTGTTATTAGCACTCAATAGTCTAAAAGTTGAACCATTAATTAGTCTAACTACTTTATCTTTTTGGTTAAATCGTTCAACCTCTATTTGTAAATTTTTAATAATATCAGTTGTATAATCCCAAATAATTGAAGAAAGAGAAAAGTTAGGAGCAACAATCATAACTTGTTGATTTGGTTCTAGTAGTTTAGCAAAAGCTAAAATTGATGCAGATAAACTTTTTCCTGTTCTTCGGGCAGATATATGTACCCAAAACCGGCTTTCTTCAAGACCACTAACCATTGCCCATTGAGACTCATTAAATTTAATTCCGCGATGTTCACCTACTACAATTTTATCTAGTAAGCGTTCTACTGGTACTTTAAAAAATTGTTCTGACATTATCCCCTACCATTTAATATTTGAAAAAGCTGATAAAGCTGCTACTAATCCTCCTATAACTGCTCCTACAAAAAATAAAGTTCTTAAACTGGTTCTACCTTCTGTTGCAAGTTTTTTTAGTGCAGCTACATCTGAATGTAATGCTTGAAGATTTTCCATAATTCTACTGTATCTTTCCTGACAAACAGCCTCATGAGTGCTCAAAGAAGATTTAGTTTCTTGAGTTCTTTCATGTAATAAATCAATTTCTTTGTTTATCTCATCAGACATAGTAATTCACCCTTAAATTTTGATAATAAACTTTACAGCTACCGCTGGGTGAGTAATTGTTAGCGCTGGAATAGATAATCCGGGAACGGATAATCCTGGAACGGATAGTCCTGGGATACTATGGGTGTGAGTTGCGTGATCACTTACAGCAGTAACAGCACTAGAGGTAGAAGAGTCTTTCGCTGAAGTAGCAAAGGTGGCAGTGGTTACACTGTGAGTAGTAGGACCGCCCGAACCTGTTGTACCTGTTCCTGTAGTACTTCCTCCTGTTGTACCTGAACCTGTAGTTCCTGTCCCAGAAGAATTTTGAGCGCTTCCATCTATTTCTCCTGCAGTTTTACTACCAAGACTAAAGGTTGAAGCACCGTATGGAGCGCGATCTTGAAAATCAGGAAGGGTGAAGGTCGTAGACCCGTCGCCAACTCCATAAGTTGTACCAATAACAGCAAAAAGTTCTGAGTATGTGGTACGGCTAACTGATGATCCTTCGCAAAGTAGCCAGCCAGAAGGCGCAGCTGCTGCACCGTGCATACAGATCATTCCTGATGGAAGTACTTTAATACCTCCAGCAGTTGATCCATCATGCATTCTAATAGATGCATAATCTGAAGTATCTGTAGTGATTTCGCCAGCAGCACCAGTAAATGAATTGTTTTGAGCAGCTGTTCCTCTCCTAAATTGTAATTGTGTAGGCATTTATTTTTCTCCTTATGTTAATACACCCATATCTACAGTACCTAATTGATTAGCGGGCTCCGTACTTAAGTCTAAGTCTATTACGGCATTATCAATAGCTATTCCAAAAGCGTCACGTGTATCATCCAGAGCACCAGACATTGCACCAAGGTCTGTATCTACGGCCAAAGCTGTAGCAGGGTTTGCTCCGGTGCTAACAGTTGTAAACGTTAAAGCTCCTGATCCGTCAGTTGCTAAAACCTGCCCATCACTACCGTCTGCATCAGGAAGTGTCCAGGTGATATTTGATGAGATTGCTGAGGGGGCTTGAAAAGCTACCCAGTTACTACTATCAGCATCTGCAAATCGTAAGTCATTTTGTGCATTTAATGTTAACGCACTTGTCATTGTTAGTCCACCACTAAATGTTAATGCGCCTGACGCTGAATCTGTTGCGTCTGAACGTAAAAGTGAGGCACTAGTAACTCCATCAAGGGTATCTGCGTCCAATCCTGAACCAGCACCGTCATTATCGGATGTCCATACAGTGCCTGTTAATCCAGATAATAGATTAAGTTCAGTAGCTGTTGATGTAATGCTTGTGCCTCCAATTTGTAGAGTAGTAGCATTGACTTCTCCGCTAGCACCGTAAATAACTGCTTTGTTATTAACAATAGTTCCTCCACTTGATCCGTCGATCAAGTTTAACTCCGAGGCTGTAGCACTTACAGCAGTTCCTCCAATTTTTAGGGTAGTTGCATCTATAGTAGAAGAAACAACTTCCCCTCCGACATTTACGTTACCTGTAGAAGTTCCATCGCCAACGGTAACAGTAGCGTTAGCTTGAACTTCAAACTTATTTGTGGCGTCAATTCCAAGTCCACCTAGAAATTTATCAACTCTGGTTACCATTTATTTCTTCCTTTTTTTAGTAGCTGCCTTGACATAAGTTCCTTTTTTTGTCATTGATTTTGTAGGGCTAATTCTAGCAAAACCACCACGAACTGGTTGTAGCTTTTTATGTGCAGGACCGATACGAGGCATTACTTATATTTCCTAATTACCATGTTTCTGAAAGGTGTTTTAGCAGCACAATGCTCTTCCTCACTCATTCCTGTTGGACGACGACCTACAGCTTTAGTAACCATTCGTCCAAGCGGCGTATAAAATGCACACCAAGGTTGAGTCTTTTTACTACGGGTATCTCTACCCATAGTTTCCCACCTAGCTGGTCCGTAAGCTGACTTAGGAATTCTTTTCATTCTTGCCATAATTTTTCACCTTTTAAAATATGCTATTTATACTTTACTTTATAGAGTAGTAGAAGTCAAATTAAAATTTACGAAATTGTTCTAAGCTCTAGTTCTAGACCTGAAGCTAAAGAAGCATCTTTAAATTGAACGTTCGCTCCAGAAGCACCTAAAACATATTCAGAAGGTCTTTGTGTTATTCCATTGAGACTTACAAAAACGTTATTAACATTTGTTACAGTAACTCCAATTGCATACGAGTTGTATGTTCCAGTTGTATGTTCTGTCCCAGTTATTGTTGAGAAGGCACTTGCAATTTTAGCATCTAACTGTGTTTGGATACCAGAAGTTACGCCATCTAAGTATCCTAACTCTGTCGAAGTTACTGCGGAAACTGCGATTTTACCAGAACCATCAGAGGCTAAAGCTCTAGAAGCAGTTAGATCAGAAGTAGTAACAGAAGATATAGCACCAGCAATATTATTAGTTCTACGAGTTTCTAAGGCTGTAATGTTAGTTGCATTTGTAACAGTATTAGAAGAAACAGTACCAATTTGATTAAGAACTGTAGTACTAAAATTAGCATCATCTCCAAGGGCTGCTGCTAATTCATTTAGAGTATTTAAAGCTTCTGGAGATCCATCTACAAGATTTGCTACTGCTGTTCCAACAAAAGCAGTAGTAGCAAGTTGAGTAGTACTAGTACCTGCAGCAGCAGTAGGAGCCGCTGGAACACCTGTAAAAGTTGGAGAAGCAAGAGGTGCTTTAAGCCCTAGTTGTGTATTTGCGTATGTTCCGTAAGCATCAGATCGTGCAGTAATTGTTGCTACATTGTCCTGTACAACATCTACATTAGCATTTAAACGAGTATAAGTTACAAAATCATTAGACGCAGAATCTGTGGTCGCAATTTTAGCATTTAATTGAGTTTGAATTGCTGAAGTAACCCCGTCAAGATATCCAAGTTCTGTAGAAGTTATATCTGATACAGCAACTTTTCCTGAACCATCTGAAGTTAAAGCTCTTGAGGCAGTTAAGTTTTCAGTAGTAATAGTAGAAACAGCGCCTGCAATATTATTAGTCCTACGAGTTTCTAAAGCTGTAATATCAGTCGCATTAGTAGCTACGTTATCAGATACAACATTTATGTTAGCGTTTAAACGTGTATAAGTTACAAAGTCGTTAGCAGCGCTATCAGGTAAAGCAGCTACATTATCTTGTACAACGTCAATATTAGCGTTTAAGCGTGTTTCAGCTGCAGTAACGTTATCAGATACTACATTTATGTTAGCGTTTAAGCGTGTATAAGTTACAAAGTCGTTAGCAGCGCTATCAGGTAAAGCAGCTACATTGTCCTGTACAACGTCTAGATTAGCATTTAAACGTGTTTCAGCAGCAGTAACGTTATCAGATACAACGTTAACATTAGCATTTAGAAGTGTATACGTAACAAAGTCATTGGCGTCCGAAATTCCAATGACTAATTCACTTTTATTGATCTTTTTAGTTGTATCAGCGTCTAAATCAACTAGAACAAAAACATCTGTATCGGCAAGACCTGAACCGCCGATAGCGTCTAATTGCGTTATTTTAACGTTTGCCATTTAATAAAGTCTCACTTATTGAATAATCAAATTATTGCCGTCTTGTGTCTCTAGCAACTCACCTGCTTGGGTAAGTAAAATGCTTTGTACTTTTGTAAAGATAATTAAAGCTGCGTCCTGAGTAGTAACAAAATCACCGTTTTGGGCAATGAAAGCGAATTCATTTCCTGCATCTA